TTATTGTCAAATACGGCATATGATGTGCTTGACAATTGGTCATAGTAATTAACTGTGCGTGAGACAATCGTTGATGTCTTTGCCTGACCAATTACATCACCACGGTAAGGTGAAACGAATGCAATACAATCCTTTCTTAGAGAAGCGATTGAAATTACATGCTGTGCCTTAGCAATGGTGTCGTCAATACCACTCATGGATGGTCCCATAAGTAGGTAATCGATATCTACGGTCTCAGCATCGTTGTAAAGATCGTATGCTCCGAGGATATCAGGACGTGCAATAGTATAACCATCTACACCACCTTGTAGTGCGTAGCGTAATGTTGCACGGTTTTTTGTACCAAGTAGAGGTACTGCTAGAGGATTCAATCCTGTTGGATCATCTAGATTGTTTAGTGAGGCAGCTGCCTTTATGATATCAAACTCTCTGTTGATACCAGATGTACCTATGACTCCACTTACAGTAGTAGTCTTATCATAGATGTTAGCAGTCTCATGTGATCCCCAGTATAGATACTCGGAATAAGTCTTAACTACATCCTTATAATAGATGTTATCACCTTGAGGTGACTTAGCATCGATTGCTTTAGAAACATTAAGATGCTTTTCAAGTACGGAATTTGGTGTACCTGTGATCTTACCGTCTCCATCAATAACCAAGATGTGCATTAGGTCATTGTGACCGCCTCTATCTGCAACCCATGCGGAAGTTGTAGGTCTAGCAGCAACGTTGATCCACTTTGTATTCTGTCCATATAATCTTGACTCGTAGTCAGATTCTACGTTAGCAATAGAGATCGTTGCAGCGTTTCCGTCAACAACATTCTGGTTTGCTTGGAAGTTAGGTGATCCTTGATTCAATGCAACACGTAATTCACGGTTGAGTGATTCAATCTCTCCTGTGTCACCAGTAGCAGAGCCAGGTGTATTAGAGTTGTTTGCTAACTCAGAGATAACGTCTCCAACTTCTAGAATGTCAGATGATGTACCATCTATTGACAATTCCAACTTACGGTTGACAGCATCCCAAGCAATAACACGACCTGTAACACCACCACTAACAGCAGTAAGGAAGTTGTCTTTCTCAAATGATCCAACTAAGTTTACATTATCCTTGAAGGTAACGATTACGGAGTAATCATAAACCTTACCGTAGATATTTGCACCAGAGTATGAGACTTCAGCATTGTTTGTGAATTCCCACTCGTTAGCAGTTGGTTGAGCAAGATATAATACTTGATCAGGTCCAGCATCAGTTACGATAACACGAATTGAGTTACCATGTGATCCAGCAGTCTTACCAGCCCACTTCCAGTTGTTAGCAGCAGTCTCAACGTTTGCTTCATATGTCTCTAAATTCTTAATTAGAGGAGCAACAACACCAGTAGCAGTTGTTTCGTTAATCTCTGTCTTGTTAGTTGTAACAGTCTGAAGATAAGTTGCAGTGCTATTAGCGTGTGAAGCAGCAGTAGTTCCTAGTTGGGCACGTACCACAGTTAGATCGTTACCAGCGATAGAAGATACCTGAAGGATCTCATCGTCGATTCTAATATAGGAGTTTGTACCTGCACCAAGAGCAGCAGCAGATGTAACTGTAAGAGTTGTATCACTGTCACTAAATGTACCACCTTCACTGATTGTAGTTGAAGTTCCAGCAGCCTCAATCAATGTGATTGAAGTAGAAGCAGCGTGAGATACAGCAGAAGTTGCTAGTTGTCCACGTGTAACAATAACGTCGTTACCAGATACACTAGAGATAGTAACTAATTCAGCATCTATTAGGAGGACATCACTAACATCGAAGTCAGTTGATGAAGAAACTGTAAGTGTTGTATCAGAAGCACTAAAGGTTGATACAGTGTACTGTGCAGTATCGATTGAGTTTTTCAACGAATCATTCATTGCACGTACAATCTTTACTGTACCTCCGTAAAGTAAGAATTGTGCTGCCGAGAACCAATACTCGTAGTTATAGTCAGTAGGTTTGCCGAAGATTGAAAGTAATTCTTTTTCACTAGTTACACTAGTTACCTGCTCAACAGGTCCTTTTTCAAATGATCCAACGATAGCAGCAATATTATCTACTGTTGCGTTTACTACGTTGGTCAGATCTCTTTCAAGTACGACAACTCCTGGTGAAAGTTGTGTGGATGCCATTTGTGATATCTCCTAGGTGAATGCCAAATTGTATGCTGAAATTATTTATGAAAAGGTGTATTTTCACTGGGGAATCAAGCCGTGATTACCAGTCTGGATAGTCTGCTAGGTATGGAGGCAAAGGTCTAGGTCTATTCCTCTTCCTATTGACTCTCCATATGGTACAAGACTTACACTCATAAGCATATGCTGATGGATTATTACCTCTATCTTTCCTTGTCAAATAAAAATCTTCTAGTAGTGATTTAGTCTGACCACAAAACCGACACTTCCTCTCTTTAAATAGGAGGTGCTCAAGTTCTAGGTCTGACTCTATACTCACGACAAATATTCCCACATATGTGAGTTATCTCCATACTCATCTACATTCCACTGAGTACCTTCATCATCTACTATAGTCTGCTCATAGTCAATATGATTATCTATGAAACCAAATGGAGCCATGTCCGCTTCTATTCCCTCTTTCTGCTCTTCATACATCCTTGCACGTACATCATCGTCATGTAACTCACGGAAATAGTCAGTAGTTGCTAACCATGCAAAGATAACCAGACACATAGCAAGGTCATCGTTACATCCATCCTCTCCTTGCCACGCTGGACCTTTCTGAATGAAGGTAGTTAACTCTGCCATTATCTCATAGTCTCTGAAGATGAGTTTATCGTCTTCAATTAACTGTTTTAAGTTAGAGCAACCAGTTTTCTTAACTGTTGTGCTCATTTTGACTCCGAGTTGCACCTTAGTGCCACTAAATCCTTGTCCTACTACCTGACCAGCTCTACCTCTCATGGCACACATGAGTAAATTCTCATATTCTAGATCAAATTGTATGATATCTGCTACCTGTCCACCAATATCATTAACTTCTACCATTATATACGCCTGATTGTATGCAGTAGCAACCTTATGAATGATATCTGGGAATAAAAGAGGTTTAATTGTATTGTTTCTATACTTTCCTACCACCTGATAGGGTATTTCTGTAGTATCTATCACTGTAAATGCAGAATAATCCTTGGTTAGACCCCTAGCAACGTCAACACAGATGTGGTACGTATGTCCTTCCTCTGGATCATCGTATATAGACAGTCCTGCTTCCTTCCTCTTAGGTTCTTCATATACTAATGTCTTTAATTTAGTACTACTAATGAGAGTATTAACAGATCCTAGGAATTCACACTCAAACTCTTGGTTGAATTGCTCCTCGGACGTGTTTTTAATCGTCTGCTCTTTCCATACCTGATCTCTACCTGGCACCTGTTGCCAGTGCACCTCTGTTGTAGTGTATTCATTCTGTCCTTTCTCAGCATCATGCCAGAGTTTATAGAACATATTCATACCCTTGGGGGTAGATATTATAATAACTTTAGTTTTCTTACCAGAAGATATAGTAGGGTAGACACTACTAAAGAACTCATCAGCAATATGCGTCGGAATAAAGGCGAATTCGTCCAGAAATATAATGTTAAAGGACATACCCCGAACAGCACTTGCAGAAGTAGAAGCAGCCAAGATCTTACTTCCATTCTCCAACTCCAAGGAGCCCCTGTTCCAGTTGACCACACCTTGTTGAAGCCATTTAGGGAGATTTTCGTAAGAAAGTTGTAACCTTCCCAACATTTCTCTTGCAGTGGCTGCTTTGTTTGCGAGGATTGCGATGTTGACATTATCATTAAAGATTGCGTACCACAAAAGATATGCAGTAACTACTGTAGACTTACCAGACTGACGTGGTAACTTTGCTATATTAAATCTGTGTTCATGGAAACGGTTAACCATGTCCTCTTGGAAATCATAGAGGTCAAAGTTAACTATACCTTCATCTAGGTTAACAATCTTAATATAATTACGAATAAAATAAACGGGATCCTGACTACACTTTATAAACTCTTGCACCTCATCGGGTGAGAAGCTAGTGTTTACGTTAGCCCGTTTGAGATTGGGGTTACCAAGATATATCTCTTGCTTCTCAGCCATTAGCTTCCTTTATTGCCTCAACAATAATGTTCTTCAATTCTTTCTTCTTCTTTCTACCTAGACCAGCACGTGTGTCTATCTTTACTTTAACCCAGTATACTCCAAATAATACTAGGAGGAAAGGAATGGCATCTGCCCATGAGATCTCATTCCATGCTTGCACTACATTCATTAGTATAATCCTGCCATGTTACTTGTGCTATTTAGAGGTGTATTATATTCAGGAGCATCTGCTGCTGCCTCAATTCCTGTACCATTCTCAGGTAATGGATCACCCTCTTCAGGTTCTAAAGTACCTTGTGCGATACGAATCTCTCTTAACTCTTCAAAGTTTTTCTTCTTAGTACCACCATC